GAAAACGGCGATTTTCGACAGCAATACGCATGCGCGCGCGAGGATCAGGCTGAGCACTTCCTCGACGAGATCATGGACATCGCGGATGACGCGAGCCGCGATACCGTTGCCACGGACAGTGGCGAAGTCGCCAATACCGAATGGATCCAGCGCGCCAGGCTGCGCGTAGACGCCCGCAAGTGGGCGATGTCCAAGCTGGCGCCGAAGAAGTACGGCGACAAGATCGGCATCGAGCATTCCGGCCAGATCGAACTGGCAAGCGCTCTTGAGGCAGCGCGCAAGCGTCTGAAGGGCGATGAGTAAAGCCGTCAGCCTCGAGGAACAACTGATCGAAGAGCTGGCGCTCTGCTCGGACGATCCTCTGCGCTTTGTGATGTTCGCTTTCCCGTGGGGGCAAGGTGAGCTTGCTGAACACGATGGCCCAGACGATTGGCAGCGGGAGATCCTGATCGAGATGGGCAAGGCACTGAAGTCTGGGGCATCGGTGGGTGAGGTGCTCCAAGCTGCCATCCAAATTGCGATCGCCTCAGGCCACGGCATCGGCAAGAGCGCGTTCGTGTCATGGCTGATCCTCTGGGCGATCAGTACGTTCGAGGACACGCGAGGTGTGGTCACGGCCAACACGGAAAGCCAGCTCAAGACGAAAACATGGGCCGAGCTCGCCAAGTGGCACCGGCTCTGCATCTGCGGGCACTGGTTCGAGTACACCGCGACCAAGCTGTTCGCCCGCGATCCGAAGCATGCCGACACATGGCGCATCGACATGGTGCCGTGGTCGGAACGGAACGTGGAAGCCTTCGCCGGCCTGCACAACCAGGGCAAGCGCGTCCTGCTGATCTTCGACGAGGCATCAGCTATCCCGGACATCATCTGGGAGACGGCTGAGGGCGCGTTGACCGACAGCAACACTCAGATCATCTGGGCCGTGTTCGGCAACCCGACGCGTAACACCGGCCGATTCCGCCAGTGCTTCGGCTCGTTCAAGCACCGCTGGCTGCACCGTCAGATCGACAGCCGCACGGTCAAGATCACCAACAAGCAGCAGATCGCCCAATGGGTAGCCGACTATGGTGAAGATTCTGACTTCGTCCGTGTTCGTGTTCGGGGCGTGTTCCCTCGTGCGGGATCTACTCAGTTTATCGGCAGCGATATCGTCGAGGCAGCCGCTACGCGCGAAGCACATGCTGGAATCTATGACGCTCTTGTGCTCGGTGTCGATCCTGCTCGCTTTGGTGACGACGAGTCTGTGATCTACATCCGCAAGGGCCGTGATGGACGCACACACGCACCACTCAAGTTCCGCGGCTTGGACACCATGCAGCTGGCTGCTCGCGTGGCTGAGCAGTACGAGTTCTTTCGGGCCGATGCCATTTTTGTTGATGGCGGCGGTCTGGGGGCCGGCGTGGTGGATCGTCTTAGGCAGCTACGAATCCCGGTCATCGAGGTTCAGTTCGGCGCCTCGCCGGATCGGTCGACCCCAGGACAGGAAGGCACGGCCTACTCCAACAAGTGCGCCGAGATGTGGGGCGTCATGCGCGAATGGCTCGGCTCTGGTGGCGCGATTCCGGACGACAACGACCTGAAGGCCCAGCTCGAATCCCGCGAATACGGCTTCGTGCTGAAGGATGGGCGCGACGCGATCCAGCTCGAGAAGAAGACGGACATGAAGAAGCGCGGTCTGTCGTCGCCTGACATCGCTGATGCGCTCGCACTCACGTTCGCCTATCCGGTGATGCCGAACCAACAGGCCGGCCGCGCCGCAGCTTTCAACCGTCCGCTCGTCCAGAGCGATTACGACCCGTTTGCACACGCATAGGAGAACGCCATGGGAGGCTCAGCCCCGTCCGTACCCGCAGTGACTGTTCCGCCGCCGATCCCCACGGTGCAATCGCCGCAAGGGCTTCAGGCAGCGAACTCGACCAAGACGCGCGCTCAGAGCGCTACTGGTCCGGCTGCAACGATCAACACCGGCCCGAACGGGTTGGAATCGCCGGCCACGACCGGTACGAAAACGCTTCTCGGGAGCTGACCATGTCCGAAGTCCAACGTGCATTCGATGCGCTTAAGGGGTCCGTCGAGAACGCGCTCCGACTGGCGAATCCGGCTCAGGCGCTGAAGGAAGCCGAGCACGCTTTCATGGAGGTGCTTGCCAAGGCGCATATCGAACTGGCGCAACGCGTCGCCACGCTCGAATCGATCGCTACAGCGCTGGAGCCGAAGAACGTGGCCGCTGACGTCAAGAGCGAGGCCGAGGGCGTGCTGCACAAGGTCGAGGAATTCGTGGGCAACCTGCTGCATCCGGACGCGGCGCCGTCGAGCACCGAGCCCCCCGCACCGTCTGACAACCAGCCGAGCGCCTGACCATGGCCGCGACCGCTCTCGACAAGACGTATCAGGCGAGTTCATCGCCGGAGACTCAGCGCCTGCGGGAGCACTGCGACCAGTTGCTGATCGGCATGAAGACCGATCGCTATTCGTTCTGGACGCACTGGCGCGAGATCAGCGACTACATCCTGCCGCGCCGGTACAAGTGGCTGATCACGCCGAACCAAGGCAACCGCGGCTCGCCCATCAACCAGCGGATCATCGACAACACGGCCACGGTGGCTGCTCGAGTGCTGTCCGCCGGGATGATGAGCGGCATCACGTCCCCGGGCAAGCCGTGGTTCAAGCTGACCACGGGTGATTCCGGGCTGGACGACAAGCCACCGGTCAAGCTCTGGCTCTCCGAAGTCCAGCGGCGCATGGAGATGGTCTTCGCCCACTCGAACTTCTACACCTCGCTCGCCACGCTGTACGGCGATCTGGGCGTGTTCGGCACGTCGGTGATGATCATCTACCAGGATTACGACGACGTGATCCGGTGCTTCAACTCGGCGCTCGGGGAGTTCTTCCTCCAAAACGATGACCGGCAGGACGTGTCCACGATGGGCCGCGAGTTCGTGCTCACGGTCAAGCAGGTGGCCGAAACGTTCGGGCTGGAGAACTGCTCGCCTACGGTGCGTGGTGCGATCGAGACGGGTGGGGCGATGCTCACCCGCGAAATCATCATCGGACACCTGATCGAGCGGAACAACGAGTACGTGCCGCAAGCACCGGGCGTGAAGGGCATGCCGTGGCGTGAGGTGTACTGGGAGCGTGGCACGGGCCAGAACCTGCTCTTGCGTGTCCGTGGATTCCACGACAAGCCGTTCATCGCGCCGCGGTGGGACATCGTCGGCAACGATGCGTATGGCCGCTCGCCGGGGATGGATGCGCTGGGTGACGTCAAGATGCTTCAGGTCGAGCAGAAGCGCAAAGCGCAGGCGATCGACAAGCACGTGAACCCGCCGATGATCGCTGACGTGGCGATGAAGAACGAGCCGGCGTCGATGATTCCAGGCGGCGTGACCTACGTCGCCAACCCGTCGAGCAACATCGGATTCAAGCCTGCCTATCAGATCGCGCCTGACTTCTCCGGTCTGGTCGAGGACATCAAGGAAGTGCAGGAGCGGATCAAGATCACGTTCTTCAACGACCTGTTCATGATGATCTCGCAGCTCGACACGGTGCGCACAGCAACCGAAATCGACGCCCGCCGTGAGGAAAAGCTGATCCAGCTGGGCCCGGTGTTGGAGCGGTTCGAGAACGAAGCCTTGGATCCTGCCATCGATTGCGTGTTCGGGATCATGTTGCGCGGCAACCTGTTGCCTCCGGTGCCGGAAGAACTGTCCGGTCAGGCGATCAAGGTCGACTACATCTCCATGCTGGCCGAGGCGCAGAAGGCAGCATCCACGGCGGCGATCGAACGCCTGTTCGGGTTCGCCGGCAATCTGGCTGCGGTCAAGCCCGAGATCCTCGACAACCTCGACGCAGACGAAGCGATCGAGGAATACGCGGACATGCTGGGCGTGTCGCCAAAGGTGATCATGTCGGCCGCCAAGGTGGCGCAGATTCGTCAGGCGCGCAATCAGCAGCAGCAGGCGGCGATGGCCGTGCAGAGCAGCGCGCCGCTTGCACAAGGTGCCGAGACGTTGAGCAACATCGACGTCGGCGGCGGACAGAACGCATTGCAGCGCATGGTGGGGGCAGCATGAGCGAAAAGGTCATCAACCCTCACTCGCTGCTCGACCTGTACCGGTCAGACCTTGGCCGCTCGCGTAGCGACAAGCGCCTGTTCGATCTGCGGCTGGCCGAGGAATCGGACAAGCAAGCGGTGGAGGATCAGGCGCGCTTCGACCGTCCGGCCGTGCCGAATGCGCAGCTTGTGTTCGACGTGGCAAACCAGACGGTCGGCGTGGCGATCAAGGGCGCGCGCCGCGTCTGCCCGCTGCCGAGAGGCTATGGCGGTGAGC